CGAAGCGGCTCAACTGCATCATCCACTACGTGAGCCACCTGACCACGCCGGAAGGGAAGCCCCACGAAGAAGGCGGTCGCGTAATGACCAAGCACTTCAAAGGGAGCCGCGCGATCCAATACTGGTCGCACTTCATGTTCGGCATCGAGCGCGACACCCAAGCGGAAGACTTGGAGGTCCGGGGCACCACCCTCTTGCGGTGCCTGAAGGACCGCAACACCGGCCGTGCGCTGGGCCGAACGTGGCCCTACGGCTACGACGATCAGCGCGGCTTGCTGGTGCCGAAAGACGCCAAGGACAGCACGGCGGCAGCGCACGGCTTCCAAGACGAGACGGACGAGTGCCCTTTCTAGGTCCACTGGTCCACATTCCCGTGAACCCCGAAAATAGGAGCCCATCGTGGCAGAACACCTAATAGGCGACTGCGAGACCGATGGGTTCCTCTCGGTTATGACGAAGCTGCACATGATCCAACTCGGCACCGTCGATGGTGACGACGTGACGATTTACGCTGACCACCCCGGCTGCGAGCCGCTTGCGGATGGCGTGCGGCGGATCGAAGCGGCCGAGAAAGTCGTCTTTCACAACGGCATTTGCTTCGATGAAGACGCCATAAACAAGTTCTACCCCGGCCTGATCGGCTACCCGAAGATGCTTGATACGCTCGTCATGGCCCGCCTCGCGGACCCGGAAGAGCGCAATCACACGCTGAAGGCTCACGGCCTTCGCATGGGCGTCCACAAGGGCGAATACAAAGGCGACTTCAAAGAAATCGACGCCGAACTGCTGGCCTACGCGCCTCAAGACATCGTTGTTGGCCGCGCGCTGTATCGCAAGGTGCGGCACGTTGAGACGTGGGGAAGCTCCTGCGATCTGGAGCATAGGGTCGCCTACGCGATCCGCGATCAGGAGCGATACGGGTTCTACTTTGACACGAAGAAGGCGGAAGCGTTGGAGCTGCGGCTGCGCGCGGAGGCCGACGAGGTGCGCAAAGAGCTTCAGCGCGTCTTCCCGCCGATCCAGCGCGAGACGACGCGCATCATGCAAGCCTCCAACAAGAAGTTTGGTTACGTCAAGGGACAGCCACACACGAAGACGTGGATGGAAACCTACAACCCCGCCAGTCGTCAGCAGACGGCGGCGCGGCTCCAGGCGCTGGGGTGGAAGCCTAAGAAATTCGGCGCGGACGGCATAGCGTCGGTTGACGAGGCCGTTCTATCGGCCATGAAACACCCCGTCGCGCAGCCCCTGCTGAAGTCCTTCGTGATCGGGAAGAAGCTGGGGATGCTTAGCGACGGCAAGGCCGGTTGGCTGAAAATGGTTCAGCCTGACAGCCGCATCCACGGGCGCGTCAACTCCAACGGCACGCGCACCGGCCGCATGACGCACAGCAAGCCGAACACAGCTCAGGTCGATAAGGACCATGAGATGCGGGAGCTGTGGTGCGCGGCGCCCGGTATGCGGATCGTGGGCTGCGACGGCGAGGGAATCCAGCTCCGCGTGTTGTCGCACTACCTGCACCGATACGACGGCGGCAAGCTGGCTGAGCGCATCGTGTCGGGGAAGAAGAGCGAGCGGAGCGATCCGCACAGTGCGAACCTTCAGGCTCTGACAGAGGCGCGCGTTCTCCCGCCCATCTTGTGGACGGAAGAGAAGCTGCCGAACGGCCAGGCGGGCTTCGGCGTGGGGCGTGACGGGGCGAAGACGTGCATCTACGCCAAGATCTTCGGCTCCACTGACGCGGGCCTGGGGCGCACCATCAGCGGCATCTATCGGGACGCCGCGTTGGCGCCTCCACGGGTTCCGCTGATGGAGCTGGGGCGGGCCGCGAACGTCGCGTTAAGCCGCTCTATGACGGGCCTCGATAAGCTGGAGGCCACGGCGCAATCCCGGCTGAAAGCCCACGGATACATTATCGGGCTGGACGGCCGGCGCCTCTATAGCAAGCAAGCCCGGCTCGCGCTGGTCACGCTCTGCCAGGGAGGCGAGGCCGTCATTATGAAAACGGCGCTGAACATCTTCCACTACGAGAAGGCGCCGGCCGCCGGGTGGCGTATCTTCAAAGACTACGGCTACGTCGCGAATGTTCACGACGAAGTCCAAATTGAAACAATCCCGGAGATTGCCGAGGCGGTCGGCGCTGCGTTCGCAGCCTGCGTCGCTGAGGCCGCTCCACGTCTCAACTTCAAGTGCCAGCTCGCCGGCCTCGCGCAGATCGGCCTGAACTGGGCTGAAACCCATTAGGAGCCATTATGGGCTGCGGAAACATCGCCTCACCAATCCCGAACGTGCCTACATTCTACAAGGAAGTCCTGGCGAAGGTGCAGGCGGTGTGTCCCCGGGCAATCATCGGCGGGGGCGCGGTGCGCGACCTGTTCTATGGCAAGACCGTCAAGGACATCGACATCTTCGTTGGGCCTGAATACGTGGACCGGATGCGGATTGCCGGGCTGCACCTGAAGGCCATGGTGCCCTACGGACGGGCCGATCAAGCAGAGTATGCGGCCTTCTGGGGAACGCGGCTCCTGGGCGTCTATGACGTCGATATTGAGTTCGACTGCGAGTGCCCCAGCGCCATCCCCGTGCAGTTGATCGTCCTGAAACACTTCCAGGGCCTGGAGGCGGGCGTATCGGACTTCGATCTGGGTTTCTCTCAGATCGGTTTCGACGGTGCGCGCGTCTATGGCTCCCCGCTTTTCTGGGAAGACTACCGGAACGGCACAATCACCGTCCCCTGGGCAGATGTGGTGAACATGGCGCGCACGGAGCGGCGCCTGGAGCGGATGGCCCGAAAATACCCGGAGAAGACCGTCGTTCGCCTACCACGCCAGTTCCCCGCCTTGAGGGAGATGACCGCCGATATCGAATGGCGCGTCTTCGGAGGCACTACCCACGCCTACGCGCGCAGTTAATCGACCACATTGACCCGGATAGCGCCGGGCTCTGCATCCACCATTCCACACAGGAGCCGACGTGAAGAACAACGACGCCAATCTGAAGGGCCGCGCATCGCCTCTCTACACCCACGCCGACGAGGCCACGGCGAAGATGGCCGCCTCGAAGCAGATGGGCCGCGACGCAGACGGCTCCTACCGCGTGCGACGCCGCATCGACGGGGCCGCGTGATGGGCTACGTCACCGCCGTAATCTGGCTCGCTCTCGGCGCGTGGCAGCTCGTGCGCCGCCTTCTCGCGTGACGCTCGCCATCATTGATGGCGACATCGTAGCCTTTCGTGCCGCAGCCGCAGCCTGCAAGACGTTCAACTTCGGAGACGACTTTGTCTGCGAACAGAACGATCCTGAGGCGGCGGCTGCGGCGGCGGTAGAGACGGTCGCCACCTGGGCCAAGCTCGCGAAGTGCAAGGACACTCTCGTCTGCTTCACCGGGCCTAAGAACTTCCGAAAGCTCGTTCTGCCTTCCTATAAGGCGCATCGAACGAAGGGCAAACCGCCCGTTTACTGGTCCACTGTGGACGCGGTGAAAGAGCGGTTCGAGACGCGCGTGGTGAACGGCCTTGAGGCCGACGACGTCATGGGCATCATGCTCACCACGGAGAAGTATCGTGAAGCGATCTGCTGCACCATCGACAAAGACCTTCGCACGGTCCCAGGCAGGCACTTCAATCCTATCAAGGATCGCAAACCGTCCAGCACCACGCTGGCGCAAGGCGATTACTGGTGGCTGCTTCAGTCGATGATGGGCGACGTCTGCGACGGATACAAAGGCATCCCCCGCGTGGGCGATGTGAAGGCCAGGGCAATTCTGGGCCTCCCGGGGAAATCTGCGGAGGCAATGTGGCCGCTCGTAGTGGGCGCCTACAGGAACGCGAAGCTGACCGAAGAAGACGCGCTGGTGCAAGCCAGGGTGGCACGAATACTTCGCCGTGAAGACTACGATCGAACAACTAAGGAAATCATTCTGTGGCACCCAAGAACGAAGTCAAGACTTTCACTGGCGACAGTGTGCGCGTGATCCGCTCCGATGTGGACATGGCTGTCGGGGATGTTTACCGGATATATAAGGATGCTGGTGGGAACGAGGGGTTTGACGACGGCGTGGGAGACCGGCGCGAGGTGGGCTTTCATCTGCGATGCGGAACCGTCGAGCGTGTTGTCAAGGCCAAGATCGAGGCCGGCGACCGTGTGCGTGTGATCGCAGCTGGATACGGCCTTCCACTGGGTTACGTGGCAACCGTGTTCGAGCACCCGCAGGGATACACAACCTTCAAAGACAAGAACGGCGAAGATCGCGACGTTATGGCGAACGAAGCCTGGAAGCACATCGAGAAGGTGCCTGCCGAAGAAATCTTGGAGGGTGACATCGTTCGCGTGATCGAGGCCGAGCCGAACAACCACCCCGCCTCCGACGCGGCGTGCATGAACACCTGCGCGCAGACGACCGGCAGCTGCGGCGCTCCGGGGCAAATCATCCTGCCTTCCGGCTACCCCGACGACAACCCCAAGACGGCCTTGGGGACCGCCAAGCCGAACTACCGCCACGTCCCGCTCGTTGGCCTTTATCAGGTCGGCGCCGTGATGGAGCTGGGTGCCAAGAAGTATGGCCCTTGCAACTGGCGGGACCAGCGCATCACCGCATCGACTTACATTGCCGCAATTCGACGGCACATGGACGCCTACGCGGAGGGTGAAACCCTGGACCCGGAGAGCGGCGAACACCAGCTCGCGCACGTTGCCGCGTGCTGCCTTCTGATGCTCGATGGCGCTGCTTGCGGAAAGCTGAACGATGACCGTCCGACGAACGGCGCGCATCTTCCGGCGTGGCTGGTGGCGAACACGAAGGCCCAGAACCAGGCCCTCAACCAGGCGCAGCACCACCAGGGCGCTCACCCGGTCCACTGGAGCAACGCGATGGGCCGCCCGTGCTGATCCGCATAGGGCACAAAGACTACGAGGTCCGCGCCTTCTCGGTTACGGAGGCGCGGGAGAACGCGGACGCGAACGGGGTGATCCTGTATGAGAAACAGGTCATCCTAGTCCGCAGCGATCTGCCGGCAATCGAACAGGCGCGCGTGCTTCTTCACGAGGTCATGCACGGCTGCTTTGACTTCGCCGGTCAGTGCCTCGGCGGCTCCGACGAGCTGCTATCGGAAGAGGCGGCTATCAGCTTCCTCGACCGGGGGCTGACGGCGGTGTTCCTGGCAAATCCGTATCTAACGGCGGTGCTGCACCAGGCGATCCACCACGGCCAGGCAGTGGTCTCGGAGTAGGTAAAAACAGTCCAGCCATAGGCTCCCTTGCGGGGGCTTGTGGTTGGACTGTTTTTTTCGTTAGAGAGCCGCTGAGGCCCCGTAGCTCAACTGGATAGAGCATCGACCTTCTAAGTCGGCGGCTGCTGGTTCGAGCCCAGCCGGGGCCGCGCGGGGCTACGCCTTGGCCTTGGTGGGCATCGCCTGCACCGTCTCATACATGTGCATACCGCCCAGGCCGAGCATGGCCGTGACGAGCCCCATGAGGTCTCCGCTGTTCAGCACGACCGGCACGTAGGAGGGCATCAGCACCTTCAGGAGCGGGTTCAGGAAGGGCGCCAGGAGGAAGGTGTAGGCGATGGCGAAGCCGCACACCCAGAGGATGAACGGCCGGGCGCGGCTGGTGAAGGGGTCTTTCGACTGGGCTTCGTCGTCCGTGACCTTCGCCTGCTCGTCCATCTGGGCCTTGGCGAAGTCCAGCATCTGCGTCTGGAGCTGCGCGGCGGCCAGCGCCTTCTGGGCGGGGTCGGGAATGAAGTCGAGGATCTTGTTCAGGATGGCCGTGCCGGCCGTGAGCCACGCGAGAGGGTTCATGGGTGGCCTCCTAGTCCGAAAAGGGACGCGATGTGTTCTTTGCCGAGGAACGTGAAAAACGCCGTCACGACTGCGAAGACGGCCAAGATGCGCGCTTGCGCCACCTCCAGGCTGGTGACGCGCGCCGCGAGGCTCGATGTGCTGGTGATCAAGATGTCCACCTTGCCGTCCACGCGGCCCAGCAGAAGGAGCATTTCCTGCTGGCTGCTGTCAGTTGCGATTGCCATGGGCGTGGTCCTAAAAGAACGTGACGAAATACTGAGGGCCGGAAGAGACAGCCACAGTCGGTGCCCGCACCACCACGAACATGGTCTGCTTGGAAACTCCCAGATGGGGACGTGCGACAACGAAAGTGGCCTGCTTGGATACCGCGGTGAGAGGGCGCCCCACGACGAACTGGAGCTGCTTGGAGACTGCGGCTGAAGTGGGGTCTGCCATCAGGTTAGCGCCTGATAGCCAGACTCGAACGTGATGCCGAAGTCAGACGGCTGCCACGAAAGTCCCGTCGCAGGGTTCACCGTCTGCTTGAAGCTGATCCCAGGCGCTACGAGGGCTACAGGAAGCTCCTGGGGGGACGTGATGTATGACACGCCGCCAATAAGCTGCGCTACAGCAATCTGGGACAGGTCCCCACCGCCGGCCGTGCATCGAAGGTTTGTGAATACGGAGTCGATGACGAAGTTCCCGGTGGGAAGCGCCGTCATGAGGTATCGCTGCGTGTCCCCAGATGTGGTGGTGGTGTCGAAGTTCAGGTCGTTTACGGTGATTTCATCGACGTTTGTGAAAGACCCTGTCCACTGGTCCAGCGTGCCAGCGTTGTTCGCGGTCATGGTGTAGCACGTAACGTCGCGGGTGTCCGTATCGGAGACATGACACTCGGAGAAAGCAGTTCCGAATCTTGCGCTGTAGTTTGAGGGGGTGTTCTCGTAGGAAGCGTGGTATGTCCCGAAAACCTCCGTCTGGCCATCGGTGGTAATGTCGGTCGCGGTGCAGCTTCCGACAGAAACCTTGTTGATATAGATGTTCAGAGACCCTTCAACGGCGTAGTCGAACTGCACGTCCATCTTATCCGGGACTGATGGACTTCCAGAGAACCCGGATATCGTGGTGAACAGCAGCGTGGAGTTACCCTCAGCGTCCTTTTTATATACCTTGTAGGGTCCTGAAGCGCCCGCGGTAGAGCTGATCATATAAATTCGGAGATTTCCAGAAGCGTCTGTCAATCCCCAGAAGATTTGCTGGGGCGCGCCGTCGTTACCCATGCTAATGTAGCTGGAGAACCACCCCGATGTTAGACCCCCCGCAGGCCACATATAAAGTCCAAAGCCCTGCGTGAAGCATACTGCGCTGGTGCTGATGCCGGCCCGATAGGATTGAGGGCTAAATCCGGCGTCGCAGATCAGAACTCCGCTTCCGACGCTGCATCCATAATAGGCGAAATCGCCGTCCACGCCGTAGGTTGCGTGTGGAACTGTGGCCATGCTTACGTCCTACTCAGATAAAATGTGACAGCGAAGTTCGCTAGGGTAGCGTCCTGCGTGGCCGGCGCGGTGATGATCAGTGCGTCGCCGGGCTCGCCGGTCCACGCCGTCACCGTGGCCACGACGTTGCTGTTCGTGACGACGAGCGTTCCGAGCGCGGTCTTAACGCCCGCCCTAGATACCCCTACGGTGAACGCAGCCGGCGTCTGTGCGGGCGTTCCCACGTAGAACGACGTGAAGGGGATGTTGGCGCCGAAAGAGAACGCAACGGGGATCGGAAGGTCCACTTCCTGCCCAGCTCCAGGCTTCCCGGAGAAGCAGATGGACGGCATCAGCGGCGCGCGCGTGACGTTCAGCGTGCCGTCCGGGGCGGTCAAATCGACGCCCAGCGCGCCGCCAACGACGGCCCCGGAGGTGTCCGTGTAGAGGTATCCGGCAGAGGCCGGAAACTTGCCGTCAAGCGCCCCCTGGGCGGCGACCGCAGCCGCTTCAGCCGCAGAGGCCGCAGCTTGGGCCAGGGTGGCGCTGGAGGCCGCTGCGGTCGCGTCCGCGATACACGAGGCCACCTCACCGGCTACAGCCGTAGCGGAGGCCGCAGCCGCCGTTGCGGAGGCCGCCGATGCCGTTGCGCTGTTGCTGGCCGCAGAGGCGCTTACGCCCGCCGCCGCTGCGCTTACCGCCGCCGCCGCCGCCGCCGTCGTGGCCGCCGAAGAGAGCGCCGATATGGTGCCCGTGGCCGTGGCGATGTCGCCGTTGAAGGTGTTCTCGGCGGCGGTTACGGCGGTGTTCAGCGCGTTAATCGCGGACGATCCCGCAGCCTTCACGCTTGCCAGAACGCCGGCCACGGTCGCCACGTCGGCGTCACACTGCGCGCGATCCGCGTCACACGCCGCCTGGTCCGCGTTGCACGCCGCCAGGATGCCCTGAAGGTCCACGCCCTGGCCGGGGTTCGCCTCGTCGGAGAACAGCCCAGAGTCGAACTGGAGGATCGTAAAGGACGGCGAATTAGAAGTGGTCACGGCCAGTCTCCTTCACAATACTCGTTATACATTGCCTGGACAGCGGCCGGGCCGCCGTTCGTTTCGAGGTCTTCAGCGAGAGCCTTGATGCTCTCGCGGATGCCCTCGTATTTCGCTTCCCAGCGGTCAGTGTTGGGGCTTTCAAAGAAGTCCCCCGCGTAGCTGAGGGCGCCATAGACGATCAGGTCGGCCTGGCTGACCGTAATCTCGTTGTCCTGCGTCGGATCGGTTATCGGCGTGAACTCGCCCCAATAGCACACCTGGACGGTTGTTCCGGGGCCAACGGTGCCGCCGAAGAAGAACTGGTTTTGGAACCGGCCGTAGGTGGAAGGGTAGCAGTTCGGATCGTATTGGATAATCTGCCGGTAAGGCTTCTTGATGAGCGGGCGCGGGATGCCGCAGAGGTCGGGCAGAACGATGTCTTGCAGGCCCAGCAAGTCTTGCGGCACGGGTATCCACGTGATGGCGCTTTGCGACGTGATGAGCTGCGTCCGCTCCATGCACGGAAGGCGCATCTCGCGCTGGATGCGATTGATGGACTGCTGCACGAAGACGTTGGCCTGGGACGCCGTCATGTCGTCGCGGTTCAGGAGCGTCGTGAAGGTGGCAACGACCGAGTTAAAGGACATGACGGGGAACTCCTAGAGCTGCTTCGGCGTCGTGATGAAATCCTCGTGGCCTTCCAGACGGAGCCGCGCGAGGATGTCCTTCGGCTTGGCTTTCCAGAAGTCGAAGCCCTGGCTGATCCACTGATCCACGAGCTGCGCCGGCACAGAGGCCACGCGATCCATGTCGCGGGTGGGCGCAAAGCGCGGCGCCTCACGGTCCACGCGCAGCGCCTCCATGAAACGCGCGCCGAAGGTCTGCGAGCGTTTGACGAGGGTGGTGCCGTCATCCTGCGGAATGAGGGACGTGCGGTGTTCGATAAGGTCCATCAGAAGGTCAGCTCCGTGATGTTCAGAACGCCGGCCGTGGAGCCCGCTTTGATGACGCTGATGATGCTGCCCTGGTCCACCAGAACAGTTGTCGGCGTGGTATCGGCAGTCAGCAGCGTGGCGGCACCGGGAACCGGCGCGGCGCCGTTCGGGCTGATCGTCACGTAGCAATCAGCGGTCGCTTGCAAGCGGACGCGCTGCACGCCGATGGGAATGGGGTTCGGGGGAGTTGCGGCAACGGTGCCGAGCGTCACATCGTATGCTTTACCAAGACGGAAAACCATGAGGCTACCTCTCAAATAAAAAGGGGGCGCCCGCTAAGGCACCCCCCGAAGTTCAGCCGTGTGGCTGGTGTTAGGCGCTGAGGCCCGTGATCAGGCCGGAAGCCGCGTAGTTGCGATGCTTCAGCGAGAACTCGCCCACGATCTGGACGTTCGTGCTGTCGCCGGTTTTCGCGAGGGTTTCGCGGAACCAGTTGCGCAGCACGAGCTTCTTCCACATGGTGGTCTCGAAGATCAGCGCCGTGGTGGACAGCAGGAAGCGGTTCAGCACCACCTTCAGGCCCTCGTCGGAGAACGGCGTCACATAGACGTCCACGACGTTGTAGAGCTTCCGGGAGGCGTTATCGACGCGCTCCTGACGCGGGTTCGCGCCGCCGGGGGCGATGCCGCTCTTCCAAAGGGCGATCTTCGGCGCATCGCCGGGCTTCACCATGAGGACGTTCGGTTCGGCGCCCTGGGTGTAGCACTCCTGCGCCACGGTCAGCACGTTCGTTTCCACCAGCGGCGAGGCCGTGTTGGCGACGGTGGAGCTGGCCGCAACCTGCACCTGATAGCCGCCCATCTGGCGGGCGACGGTATCGCTACCGGCGACGGCGGCCTGGCCCGTGCCAACGAAGGCATATTCCAGATCGCGCTTCAGCTCCATGGAGCGGAGGCCGAGCTGGTAGCTCAGTTCCTTGTCGCGGCCATACTTCTTCACGACGTCGGCCGTGCCGGAAGCCTTCGCAGTCTTGGTCAAAATCTGCGAGTTGTTGTTTCGCATCACGGTCGGCTGGGCAACGGCGGTCGGAGCGTCCGCGCCTTCGACGGCGGCGTTCTGGCCGGCGGCAAGCAGGCTGTCTTCCTGCCACTGATGCAGGGTGTTCGTCATACCCTCGGAGCCGATCATCGACTGGAAGGGAGTCTTGGTCGGGCTGATGTTCGTGATGATGTCGCTGATATCTTCTTTGATGCCAACGATATCGTAGGTGTTGATGGTGCCGTTGATGGTCGTCACGATATGTCCTCTCGTGTGTGGAGTAGTGTATGCTTAAGCAGCGCGGCGGCTGGTCGCGAAGAACGCATCCGCTGCGTCATCAAGGCCCCGGTCGCTGTTCTGGAGCTTGTTGATCAGGTCACGCCGGGCGGCGCTGCCGGCGACGGCGGCCGTGGGTGCGGCGCCGGGGGTCAGGACGCGGGTGGGGCGGTTCACCACCTTCGCTACCTGCGTGGTGGCCTTCTCCGCGCCGGCCCGATAGAGCATCGCGTCGTGTAGGATACGCACCGCCCACGGATCGACCACGGACAGCACGGCGTTCTTCGGCGCACCGTAGGCGGCGACCGCATGGTCCACCATCTTCGTGTAGAGAGCCCCGTTGAAGCCCGGGAGGCCCGTGGTGGGGTGCTGAAGTTCCGCCAGCGTGGCGCGGGCCTGCGCGGTGTGCGCCGCCGCCTGTTCGGCCGCGCGCGCCTGGGTGGCGCCGTGCAGCTCCTGCGTCAGAAACTGATAGTCGGCCAGGGCTTCCTGCGCGTCCTTACGGACTTGCTCGAACGTCTCTTGGTCGATACCCGGGTCACGGCTCAGCGTCAGGAAGTCGATGTTCGCGTAGGGCGCCCAGCGAGCTTGCGCCTTCTCCAGCATCTTCGTCAGCGCCGTCTCGGCCGTGGCGGCCTTCTGGAGCGCCGTGTTCTGGGCCGCAGCCGCCGCTTCCGCGCGCGCTGTCACGGCGGCGCGCTCGCTGTAGGCGGTGCGCAGCTCACTCAGCTTCGCCTTCGTCTTGGCGCCCTCTTCGCCCCACTCGAACTCCGCGTCTTCCGGGTCCGCTGCGGGGGAGCCGTCGTGGCCCTCTTCAGCGGTCTCAGGGCCGGCGGCGGCCAGGTCCAGGACGCCCGGCTCATGAGCGGTCCCATCGGGGCTCACGGAGGCACCTTCGGCCGTCTTGTGGCTGGTGTTCAGGAAGGCGTCTGCGGCGTCGAAGTCGAGGCCGGTATCTTCGGTTTCAGTCGTCAATTTCGGCGTCCTCAGTGATCATGTCTTCCAGCTCCGCGCCGGCCTGCGCATTGGCCTGGATGTCCCGCGCAATCTCGCGAATGGCTGTGTGCATGGCGTGGTGATAGTCGCGCGCCTCGCGGGTGCTTTCCCGGGGGTCGCACGCGACCAGGGCAGACAAGTGATAGTTCGAGAGGTGGTCGAGCGTGTCGAGGAAGGCTGCGTTTTGCATCAGTTCCCGGCATTTTCGGCCGCGCTCGATGACGTCAACGGGGTCAGGATGAACCACGGGTGTTCCTTCTGTGAGAGGAATGAGGGTTGTTGACGCGGCCCCTCCCCGCGCACAGAGCCCCCGGGAGCTACCCGGGAGCCTATTCTGTGATCGACCGCTATGCCGACTGGTGCAGCTAGCGGGTAGGCTGTGCCATCGCGGATACCTTGTCCTGCATCGCGGCGATCTGCGCGAGCTGGATTTCGGCGGCGTCCACGGCGACCTTGTGAGCAAGCTGATCCTGATGGAGCTGGATATCTGCCATCGACCGCTGGGTCTGAAGGTGCAGCTTTGCAAGGTTGTCCTGAACCTTCGCCTGGGCCTCGTAGAGCGCCAACTGGACGTTCTGCTGGGCGGCCACGGCGTTCGCCTGCTTGACGGCGGCGTCGGCCAGCTTAACCTGAAGGTCGGCCTGTTCCATCGGAGAGGGTGGCGGCGGCGTGACTTGGTTCGGCGGCAGAATGTAATCCTGCACGTCCTTGATGCCCATAGCCTCCATCGCTTTCTTCACGACGTTGTAACGCTTCTCAGGCGGGTAGGCGGCCTTGAGCTGCGCATCTTCGGACAGATACTTGTCCAGCGCCTGCCATTTCAGAAGTTCCTTGTCCTGTTCGCCGTATCCAAGGGCGAAGGCCACCTCCATTTCGGTGTCTTCGGGCCACTGCGTGAGGTCCAGCGGGGTCCATGATCCGGCCACCTGAATGATCTTCGCGCGGTCTTCGTTCTCCAGAACGAGCTGGTAGACGCTCTCGTAGAGAGACCGAAGGAAGTTCTCTGCGAAGTTGCGGGCGATGATCTTCTGGCGGATTTGGCTGACGCTGATGAGGTCGTTCACCATCCCTTGGCTGTTCTGCTTCGAGATTGCGTCTTTGCTCAGTCCCTGGCTGAGGCGGCTTATGCCGGTAATCTCTTCCTTGTCTTCGTCCAACAGGCTGATTGTCTGGAACACGAACGGGTTCAGGCCGGCCTGCGGGATCGGCGCGATGCCGTCCATGCGTTTGACGTTGACGAGGCCGCCGATGCGGTTCTCCATCAGCTCGCGCGGATTGTCCGTGGTCCCCCGCATGACTTGCAGGCGCGGGTTGTTCGTGATCAGCGCATGGTTGACGATGGAGCGCGTTAGGTAGGTTCGCGCGTTCTGCGTCGGAATGAGCATCTTCGCGTAGTTCGTTCCCCAGAAAGCATGGGGGCGCGGGAGCGGCGTGAAGCAGACGAACGGCTTGCGATCCACGGGTTCCTTGGAAAGGATTTGATCGCCGGCCATGACGATCTTGTGGAGCTGGCTGACGGGCGTGTCATCGTCCCCGTCTATGTTAATCTCCATGTAGCACTCGTAGAGCATGAGCTGGCGCGAACTCTTCTGGCGCTCGTCCAGGCCGCGCACGCCGATCATGTCGTCCGTCTGCCAGAACCGTTCGATCACTTCCGGCTCTTGATTGAGCCAGATGCGATCATTGTCCTGGAGCTTCGTGATAATAGCAGGGTCGAAGCCCATCTTGATCAGGTCCGACACCGTTTTAGGCTCCCGGTGGAAGCAGAACTCAGCGCCCTTCATATCCTCTGACATGGGGGCGATGCCGAACTGTTCCGGAGGCAGCACCTTGATACGCACCTGCGAGCGGTCCTTCGGGACGCTAAAGCGGACGCGCTTGTATTGCTCGCCGGCTTGGTTGCCGTCTATCTGCGTAATTTCGGCGCCGGGGTTCTTCGCGATGAACTGCGCGACTTCCGCGTAGGTCGTCTCGGTCAGGTCATAGTAGTTCTTCGTGTGCTTCGTCTCCCACCACACCTTCGCCACGCCCACGCGCCCCAGAAGGCCGTCGTCAATGACGTCTTGCATGAGCTGAAAGCCGGGGTTCTGGCGGAATATGACGTGGGTGCAGTAATCCGTCCGCACCTGGGCCGCCTGGGCATCCTCGCCGTTCACGGGAGAGAAGCTGACGGGCTTGTTGTTGCCGCTGAAGGTCTCCAGAAGCTGGGCCTTCATGCTCTCAACGGCGTCCCAAACGTCGAACGACACGTATTTCGTATCGCCCGCGTTCAGGGGATAGGGACGCTCGCCGTTGTAATACTTCATAACGCTTTCGCGCTCTTTCGAGAGCTTGCTTTCGGAGAAGCCTACTGCGAGGCCGATCTGATTGCCAATGCGCGCAACGAGTTCTTCATCTTGGTAAACAGGGTCTGGCATTACTCGATCCTTTCATACCAGTCATCCTGGTTCTCGATGGGCTCGAAGTAGCCCTCGTTAATGTGGTCGCAGAGGGCGAGCGCCATCACGGAGTCGTCGTGACAGCCTTTCTCGGCTTCCATCGAGCCCTTCTCCGTGACGATGAACGATTGCATCTCGTCCAGCGTTACGCGGTCGTAGATCGTAATTTCGTCCTGGCGCAGATTGGACCGGAGCTTGTTGATGATCAGCGGCTTGGACTTCTCCGTCGTGAGGAAGCCCACGTAGGTTGTCTCGCGGTCAGTGATGCGATCCACGACGGTTTCGGTGTAATAGTTGCCGTAACCTTCATCTTTCTGCATGACTCGGTTCGTGAGGATGCCGTGGTTGTTCCTCTCGCAGATGATCTTCGCTTCGTTGTATAGAAGGCCGAGCTTCGCGAGGATGGTGCCGAAAGCGTCTGGGTCCGATCGGTCGGAGCGCCACACGGCGGCCTGCCGGCGCTTGCTGTCGAACACCTGGGCGACCGAGTTGTCCTTTGACACGCCCGCGCCCACGTCGGCGCCGATGTAATAGGTTTCGGCCTCGTCAAACGGCAGGTAGCAAAGCAGCTCTCCGCGCACGTCGTCTTCCCAGACGTCTCCGAAGAGCCCCTTGCGGGCAATCGGTTCCCACCCCAGCTCCACGTCTGCCGACTTAGCGAACTTCGCCTTTGCGGCGCGGCGCATCTCGTCCACCTTGTCGGGGTTGAACACGGGGCGCCCGGATGTCAGGAAGGCTTCTTTGGCGCAGCACGGATATTCCTGCTTGAACAAGTCTTCCCCTTTCGAGGCGATCTTCCGGCGGCGGAACATGAGCTGGCCGTCGCTGAGGCCGTAGGCGGCCACCAGGTCTTCCTCTTTCGGTGTCCGCTTAAAGTCCGGCGGAACGGGAGTGGTGTAGCTGGGCTCGATAAACCACGGAAGGAACACCAGCTCGAACTCGCTCTCGCCGGCCTCGGCGGCACGGCATTGATCGAAGAACACGCCGCTCATGCCGTTCGCCGTGGACTCCAGATAGACTTCAGTTCCGTCCGCGTCTGGAATGGCCTCCATGAGGCCGTTATAGTTCGCCAGCGCGGAGTTTTTCGGCCACCAGGCGAGTTCCGAGAGATGGGCGTGGGTGATCGTCTCGCCGCGCCCGATGCCGTCGCCGCCGGCCGTCGCGAGCATGTAGCCGGCGTCGATGTCGGAGAACTTCAGCTCTTTGCGCGAGGAATACTTCGTCGCCGGCTTCAACATCGGCGGGACCAGCTCGTAGAACCGCTGCGTCATATCGAACAGCGCCTGCGTGGACTCGCCCTTGTGCGTCACCACGATTGCCTTCCGGGCCTGCCCCGGCAGCGTCTGCGTAACCTGCGAGAACAGGCGCGCGCCAACGTAGGTGGACAGGCCCATCTGCCGGCCCTTGAGGATGATTACGCGGACGCGGCCAGACTTCGCAATCTGGCGTTCTACGACGGCGTGAAGCCGGCGCTGAGCCTCGTTCAGGACGAACGGGACGACACCGCGATCCTTGGTCCGTATCTTAAGGGCGTTCTCGGCGTAGAAAGCGAAGTCTTCATAGAGGCGGCGGCGCACAGCCATAATTTCTGGGGTCATGCGCCCTCCGTTTCTAGCCGCGTGCGGCGTTCTCCCGCGCCAGAACGGCGAGGAAGTCTTCAGCCCGGCTCACAACCACTTCTTGCTTCTGGGCGGGCTTGGGCTTCGTGAAGTCCAGGACAGTCTTTGCGGCGGCTTGGCGCGCACGGCTGTCCTGGGTGGGATCTAGGACCATCTCGACGCAGGCAGTCAGCGCAATGTGCGCCTTCTCCGCATCGGTGCCCGAGGGGAGGTCTAGGAGGTCTTGGAGGGCCATTTCGTTCATTATCTCCTTCGCTTGCTCCCTGGCGGCAGCACGCTCTTTCAGAACTTCGGCTTTTCGGCCGGCCCAGCCATCAGGCACGCCTTTGCGATTGAAGTTTCCGTTTGCACGGTTCTTCGTCGCAACGGCGCGACTGCTTTTCTGGCGAGACTGGTAAGCCTCCAGCGTCTTCGGGTAGCCGGAAATTTTACCGACTAAATCAGGATACCACGTGCTGCGTTCGCGGCCCTCGAAGAGGGGGCTTCGCCACGACTGCGCGCGCTGGACGTTGCGCTTTATCTTCGGCTTCGGGTTCTCGTTCGTCATGCAAAGGCCATTTCGATAGGCGGTCCACAATGGACAGCAGACGCGGATCGAAAGGGCGCCCGTCGAACGCCGCAGCGGCGACCGTAAGGACGTCCTGACGTTCCGCGTCGGTGAGTTCGGGGGTGTCCCTGAGGCTCGCGCGGAGCCCCAGGAACGCGGTGAAGTCGGACAACCCGGGCATCACTGGCCGGGCATCCGGGGCGGCATCGGAGGCGCCATCGGGGGACGCGGAGGCATGGCGCCAGGCGGAGCCCCCAGCGGAGCCCCCGGCGGGGGACCGCCCATCGGAGGGCCGGCCGGCGGCGCCATCGG